ACACCGAATGTGTTCATGCACTCTTGGATTTGTGTAAGAAAGGCACAGAAGTTGTTTATGTTCTTGGTAATCACGAAGGAGCTATCCGAAGGTATTGTACCTTTGAGCACAAGAACTTTATGATGTGCGATGAGTATGTTCATAAGGATAATCAAGGTGGAAAGTATCTCTGCACTCACGGAGATAAGCACTCGGAGTTCTCTTCTGGTTCTTGGAAGCAACTGATGTTTAATAAAGGTTATGAGGTTATCACACCTTTGAGTATTTGGTTGGAAAGGTTCTTTCGGTTCTCTTTGGTATATTCCCTCAAAAATAGTGTAAGAGGAAAAAGTTATATTGATAAGTATGAGAATGATATTGTTGGGTATTGCGTTCAACAAGATAAGAAGTATGATGGTATCATCTGCGGGCACATTCATCATGCAAACATTCGTAAGTTTGGTAAGATGACTTATATGTGTTGCGGAGATTTCGTTGATACTTGTTCTGCGATTACTGAAAAGAATGGTGTTTATTGTTTGGAGAAATACTGATGACTGAAAGAGCACAACAGGTAATGGAATACATTTGGCAAGCCAGGAATAATGGTGGAGCAGACACCGAAAACAAACTGGTTGCTGCTATTATGCGTATTGTATCTGAGAATGTAGTGGGTTATAATGCCCAGAATGATTTGATTGTTTTGGATAGAAATGACTTGTTAAATCTTGCAGATGAAATTGAGGCATTATGAGTGAACCACCTAAGGGATTTTCCTCTCAAACTTCATATACATCCACATTGATTGTGATACAAATAATAGTGATTTTGTTTTTTGGAGTATTGGCAATTCAACTTGTATCTGCAACATCAGGTGTAAAGGTCGATAAGTGCTCACAGGAGTTTCAAAAACAATTAGTTAAACCTCATTAAAGACAATGACTGACGAACAATTCCTAAAAGAAACAGCAACCAGAGCCGCAAATATTCTTCATATGCCTTTGGGTGATATTGAACCAGTAAAACTGCTACAAATGTTTTTGTCTTTGGATATTCTTGTGGGTGGAGATGTGGAACTTATGATACACTGGGTAAACTCTCATAATAAACACTTGGGATATTGCCCTGGTGCTCACTTGACTGATGCTCGTATGGATGATACAATTAGGTATCTTGACGCAATGGTGGAGCACTGATGAGGACACTAAATCAACTCAAAACAGGTGAAACCTCAAAAATTCGTGCCTGGGTTTGCTTTGATGGTATGTTAGGACGATTGATGGGACTTGGACTGGGAATTGGTAATGAAGTAAAGGTTCTTCGCAAAGGTTGGTTCAGTCCTATACATTTACAGGTAGGAATGACTGAAATCTTTATTCGCAAAAGTGATGCACAAAACATTTGGATTGACTGAGGGAAACAAATGATTTCTAAACCAGTATTAGGCACAAACAAGAAGAAAATTAAAATGAGTTGGAGAGAGTATATCTTCACACACCTCATTCCTACTTGGTTTTATTCATTTAATGCCAACTTTGTGATGTGGAGAGACCTTGTAACCGGAGATTATGAGAAATATACTCTTCTTAAAGATGATGAACCATTTCGGGAATGCTATGATTGGTTTTGGTGTAGTATAAATCTTGATGAAACATATTCCAAAGAATTCCTTGAGTATCTTATGCAAATGGTAGATGATGTAGATACTGGTAAAGTAAAAACTTATTCACTTGATGAGGTTATGGAAGAATTGAAAGGTGATGACGATGAGTAAAGAAGAAGAGTTTCCATTTGATCAGTTTCCTTGGAAGTTGATGCATAAAGATGGTAAAGAGACTCGTAAATGTTATTTTCAAACTGAAGATCATATGAAAAAACACATTACACGATACAATCTCAAAAAGAAAGACTACACTATTGGTTATAAGTATGAGTGACAAACAACTAATTGACGAAGCATTTTATGTTGAACAATCTAATTGGAAAACTTGGAAGAGTTATGATAAGGATGGGAAACCACTTGTTACATCTCTCACGACCAAAGATTGTGTTGCAGCAACAAGATATTATCTTAAACTCAAACAAGAGGGAAGCCTAAATGATATTGGAGTTTCGTATTCATCAGTTGTAGATGGCAAACTTTAGAGTTGGAGACGAAGTAAAGTATCTTGGTTCTATAGAAGAACAAGTTAGGTGGGGAAGCAACGATAATCCCAAAGGACTATTATTTGAGGGTGATGTCTATTATGTGGAAAGAGTAGAGATACACTCTTGGCACACAAAATTGTATCTTCGTGGAATTAGAGGTAAGTTTAATAGTGTTTGCTTTGAGAAGGTATGAGTGACACCGATCCCACAACACCTTGGTATGAGTTTCTATCATATTGCCGTTGTTGTGAAAGTTTAAATAGACCAGTAAGAATTGGTGGATTTATGAGATACCAAGCATACCTTAGAGAAATCGGAGTAGTCTAATGTTTAATTGGTTTAATAGAGTGGTTGACCATTATAGTGTAGAGTATGTTGATGAGAGTATTCTTGATATAATTTCTAATTTGGAACTAAGAGTTTTAAAGTTAGAAGAAGAGAATATAGAACTTACTAATTGTTTGTATGAAGTTGAGAACAGACTACAGTCACAGATTGACAATATTCATCCTGTGACTTATAATCTTAATAATTATTCTCTTGATAAATGACAGCAGCAAAACAAGCAAAGGAGGAGTTTTTATATCCAACTCCTCCAATCAATCCAGATGCAGATATGTCCTTTTTGGATATCGCACAAATTAATAATTTGAATAATTTTACACATCACGTTAATTATTTGACGAATATGGCAATTGGTGGCAAAATCAAAACAGAAGATGCTTATGCAGAAATTAAGAAACTTTATAAGGCAATGAGACAGTCTCGTAAATCTCTGAAAGGTTCTTGGTTCTGATGGAAGATAGTCTAAAAATTGTTGAGAATGCCGATGGTACATTCTCAATGGAATGGGACAAGGCAGACCCTAAGTGGAGTTGGTTAAACTCCTTGACATCTGCAGAAATTCAGGTTATTATGGAACAAGCAATCAAAGAGGAACTTCAACGTCGTGACTGACTACAAGAAATACGCACTCGGACAAGTTGAGAACTTTCTGTACGATGCAATGAGTACAGATGCAACACCACAAGAAATCTATGATGTGATTAAAGGTGTTGTTGAGGACAACTATTATACTTACAAACAGCAAGCATCAAATGCATATGAACTTCTTGCTTTGTTGAATGGTAATGGTAATGGTCATGTAAGTGTTGCCGATACTTCTGAACATTCTGCGGATTATTATGATTTTGATCGCAATAAACCAGTAGTAAAGACTTGTGATAAAGATAATACTTCAGAAGAGTGTAAGAAGTCTTGGAATAGTTTTTGGGATAACTCACAATACACTGACGAAGAAATTGATGCAATGTGTCATTCTGCTGAAGTGAAAGATAAAGTAAAAAAGTGGGTTCTTCCTGTTGATGATGATTACAATATCACATTTCCAGAAGATCTTCTAGAGCAAACTGGATGGAAGGAAGGAGATACTCTTCAGTGGATTGATCAGGGTGATGGATCTTTTATTATGAAAAAAGTTAAGGATGAATCAGTTCATGAAAATGACTGGAATAAAGATTATGAAGTTTGAGGTAAACTAATGGCACTTGGAACACAGGTAGAAGAATCACTGAAAGAAGCAGAGGCAAGTCTGAGGAATGCATTATCGTATGCAGCAAGAACTGAAAGACCAATGGTTTGTAGTGTGATTGCGGATTTGATTCATCGCATTGAATCTGTAATGAGTACTGATTCTCTGTTGGACAAACTTGAATCCCGCAGACCAGGAAGTAGTGGTGAGTTTGGAGCATTTTTCAATGATTGATAATAATCACGCAAGTGGTCCTGCATCTGGATATATTGAACCCAAGCCCAAAGGAACCGAAGGAGTATCTGCGACTGGAGAAACAAAGAAACCTATTAGCACATCATTTGAAGACTGGTGGGACTCTGATGCATCTAAAGCAATTCAGAAAGAAAGTCAAGAATCTCTTGAAAGAGCAGTAGGAAAGTATTATATGCTCCCTGATAAAGATAAGTATGATATGGTTCAGGCAATCTGCCACATTATGTGTAAGGCAGAGAAGGAAGGAACCAGTCATCGTGGTCTTCAAGATGCTCTGGGAATCTATCCTGAAGGTTTCTGGATTTTTGAATTGATGACGGTTCATAATGCTCTGTGGTCTTATTATCACGATGAGAGGCAAAAACAAGAACTCAAAGATAATTTGGATGCTTTAGAAAAGTTTACAGAAAACAAAAGAGATCATTAAGTTTCTACATAATAATGAAGATAAGTGTTAAAATCAACACAATCGCAATTGGCAATCATGACTCTATCCAGAACAGGCACAGAATACCTCACAGAGGAAGAATGGAATGAGTTAAATGCCCTCAGAGAAGCAATTAACTACGATCCACACACAGTTTCACCCGAAAAAATGGAGAAATTTACTGAACTTATGGTGAGATCTCTTGAAGGTAAAGGTGATCCTGTATCAGTACAAACAAAACCAACTAATTATTGAAATAAATAGGGTGACATTTTAGAAAGTCTTATGGATACCATAGACCAACACATTCAGAAAGATGTTGAGATCTTAAATGATCCAACAACATCACCACAGTCAAGAAGACATACAGAAGAAGAGTTAATAGCACTGGAAACATATAGGGCAAATCACCCTGAAGATTCACACGATCCAACACCATTTGAACTTTACTGCGATGCCAATCCTAACGCATTGGAGTGTAGAATATACGAGGACTAGGACACCTTAACAACTGGCACACAGGGGCATACAGACCCCTCTGGATGCCCTATAATAGTCTCATAAGCAAACGACCCATGACTGCCACCTTTGCCGACTACGCTGCCCAGCAGGATGCCCGCAACACCATTCAGTTGAATATTGTTAAGTATGGTCTGATGCTGTGCGATGCTCTCATTCAAGATGCTCCTGATGGTTATGGTTACGAACTGAATTCTTCGGGCACAAAGTATCACAAAATCTTTATGTGTATCGATGGTCGTCGTGATAGCATTCATGCTTTTATTGATAAAAAGACTGGTGAAGTTTACAAACCTGCCAGCACTAAAGCACCTGCCAAAGGTGTTCGTTATGATCTTCGTATCATTGAGCAACGTGAATGGTTGCTTGAGAATGCTGATTGGGCAGGAGGATATTTGTATCAACGATGATTAATTTTATTGCTGGAACTATCTTTGGTATCATTGCCGCAACAGTTGGATTCGGTCCAATTGCACAGGCACTTGATGGTGCCATGCGTAATTTACAGAAACAAACAATACAAATGTCTGCTCCAAAACTTCCTCCTCCTCAACAATGAAAAAACTTCTTCTGCTCATTCCCCTAGCATTTCTTTCAATTCCTGCTGTGCCAGCACCAGTACAGGCACAACAAATGACAGTGTATCAAAGTTGTATGGGCGAGGTATATTTTCCTGGATACTATGATCGGTATGGTAATTTTGTTCAGGGTGGTGTAAGTATGACAAGAGTTCCTTGTGGTGGAGGAGGTGGTGGTTCTGCCAGGATTTGTAATCCAGAAGCAGGGTCATTGTTAGGTTTAGGTATTGCCGGTGCCATTGCCGGTGGAGAGAAATACAACTATAATACCAATTATAGTGCCACTTACAGTAGGGGTGGATACTCCAGCAGTTCAAATTCCAATTATAGTAATAATAACTATTGGAAAGCACTGGGTGCCGGTGCAGGTGCATTACTGTTTGGATGCTGATGACAACAACTGACAAACTTATCTTCATCTCTTCGTTTATTTGGTTTCTTCACTGGTCATGCAATCTATCATCGAAATTAATGGATATGGTTATCGCAGGAGTGTCTGTGAGGACGTTACCACTTGGTTTTTGAATCAGTTCTTTCCACGACACAAACTCTATGTTGAGATACTTCATCGTGGACTGAAACGTGAGAACGTTTATGGTTATTGTGATTATATTGGCGATTCGTATCATAAACGTAGGTTTCTGATTGAATTGGACACTCATATGGATCAGGAGTTGTATATTAAAACTCTTTTTCATGAACTGGTGCATCTGCAACAGTGGGTGACTGGTACTCTTCGTGCAAAACGTGGTAAGAGGTATTATAATTCCATCAATGTAGAAGACATTGAGTATTGGGATCAACCACATGAGATAGAGGCACGGCAGCAGGAAGTGATCCTATATGCAGAATATATGAATGTAATCAACCCTGTGCCAGTTTCACAAGTGGCACACTGCTTTCCCAATCGACTGCTGAATGCAGTATAATTACAAGGTAATCAACGGAACACCATGAAACTTCAATCCTACACCACCGGCAACGTTGTCGATTACTATCCCGTTAAGTTTGTGGACGGTACTATCTTGACTGAATGGTTTCTGCGAGTCGTATCATTTGAGGGTATTGAAACTACATCAAAGAAGTTTCTTCGTAAGAAGGATGCGTTTGATGAAGTGAATGAACGTATTGTCCATGGTTATAAAGTGATTGACTTTAATCTCATTCCTCAAATTGGTAATCCTATTTCCGGTGCCTGCTAAATGACTACAATTCATCGTTTTAATAATCTCTTTGATGCGGTTCAATTCTTAACTGATTCATTCCATATGACAAATCAAGATGCCACTCATTTTGTCTGGGATCATCAATCAACGATTGGAACTGATCACGGAGTTTGGATTGACGTAAAATCACTGATTGAATCATGACTGAAACACAAATGAATCTGAATGTCCATGAAGTTGGCATTCTACTCTCTGCACTTCAAGTTCTGAGTCACCGGGATGAGAATGTCATTGCCAGAGATTATGGTAGTGCTTCTGCACTGTATAATAAGTTGTATTCAGTCTATGAACAGATGGATACTTCCAAGACTGAATTACGTTATGAACTGACACCCTCTTTTTAATGATGGAATTTACACTCGAACAACAAAAGATTATCTACAATGCCGTCAGGTATTATCAGATGAATCGTGTACCACTGAATAGTAATCACTATCAGGTATGTGATGAGATACTGAACGGATTGTTCAAAGAAGTGAAGATGAATTATGTGGAACCTGCTTATGAGGTTGAAGCAGTACGTCCAACACCACCTGCGAATGGATTTGGTTTTAATGTATGAACAATGAAGATCTCCAACAGTTTATCAGTGCATTTGATGATTTTATGAAACACTTTGAAACAGAAGAACTTTACTATGAAGGACGTAAAGTTTATGAGAATCACAAAGCAGAAGCACATAGAATTCAAGCACAAGAGATTGAATCCAAGGCTGCCCAACTGGAAGTGACCTGTGATTATTATATGATGGAATTCATGTGAATACAGAAACTAAACTACTCTTGGCACTCTCACAAGTCGAAGGTATTGGTAAACTGATGAAAGGGAATGAGTACGAGTCTTATGTGACATCACATCTATTTCCTATTCTTTATGAACTGAATCGACAGTTGACAAATTCCAAACAATCATCTAAAATGAAGGAGTAATTAACCAAAGAAATGAAATCACTTTATATTGTAGACTACTGGGTACCATTTCCATCTTCCGAGTATGGTGGTGTTGTTAATCTCATTGCCGAAAATGATACAGAGGCATTTGCCATTCTATCACAAGAAAAGGAGTATGATGAACAGTATGTGAATCTGATTATGCCCAATGTAGTCAGTGCTCAGAAGTTTGTTCTACAAGATGATTATGAGTCTGGTATTATTGATTCTTTTACTACTTAATTCAAATGGAAGTACTTTATCGTATTGAAGAGTTCAACACCACAGGATGGGAACTGATTGATGAGAATGAGATTCAACTGACAAAGGAAGTGTGCTCTCAGCATGTTCAACGGTATATTAATCAGGGTATTAGTCCTGATCGTTTGAGAGTCGTTGTCGATGCCTGAGTTTCCACATAAAGCTCCAAAGGATTATAGTTATGAATTTGAATCACACAATGCCAGTACTATTCGCATTATGCTCCGTTGTGATCGGCAATTTGATTATAACCTTGGTGCCAGTACCTCAACTATCTGGGGATTCTATAAACCAAAGAAACGTGCCTATTATGCACCAATCAATGCCAAGACAATTGGTAAGGAGGTAAATATAGGGAATACGACTGCTTATTCGGCAATGCCACTCAAACGCACACCATTGGAACAGTTCTTTGTATGAACACTTTTTATGAAGGACTGAATGTTAAGTATAAGGATCATCTTGGTTTTGTCAATTTTGTATGTGAGAAGTATATTACTATTTGCATTCATCAATCAGGACATAGGTCAAGAGATGTGTGTTTGTTAGTGTATCAACCACAGTGGAAGGAAGTTCAATTACTGAAACAATCAGAGAAATGAAACATCGAAAGACTGTATGGAAATGGTTTGCGATGGCACTTGGAGAGAAGGCATCCAAGTGCGATATTGAGTCTGATATTGTTGCAAGAATTCGTGCCATTATCTTTCTTACCTATCTGATCACAAACACATTTATTGTGGCAGGAGTAATTCGACACTGGAATGACAAACAAGATGTACAAGTATCAAGTAGTATACCTCAAACCAAAGAAGAAAGCATACTCAAGACAAGTGGCAACATTCTATACAATTGAAGATGCATCATACTATGAGGAATGTATTAAGCAACAAGGATGTAAAAATACGGAGATTATACCCATATTCTAAGATACTAGATAGTAATAGTTACTTTTAATTAATATGACTGATTATCCATCATTACCCGAACAGGGAAAGAATTTAGCAAAGTTTGCATTCGATGTAGTAAAGAGTGCAATGCGATCCGAAGCACTTTTAGTATCGGATGAAGTTAAAGAAGAAAGACTTGCAATCTGTCGTGCTTGTGAGTATTATGATCCAACACAGGTACGTTGTAAGCACTGTGGATGTATGCTAGAACAAAAAGCAAAGTTCGCATTAGATTCGTGTCCGGTGAATAAGTGGAAAGAATCTGATACTGATTGGGTGAATGGTAAGTATGATGAGGTATTGGAATCATTGCAACAAAAACCTGCAATGGGAGTAGTACCAGAATTCCCCAATGATCCTGAACTGAATCAGGTTTATAGTTGGGATGATAAGAGTTGGAGATGGAATGGGATCTTATGGGAGTTTATACCAGTTTTGTAACAATTTATACCAAAAAACTATTAAAAATCAATTAAAAATGTATTAATAAATATAATTTACTTTTTTATTGTTTTCTCAATAGTATTATATTAATGAGAATCAATAGTGTCTATTAGTGAGAATTAATACCTCATAAAGACCTCCGGTTCTTGTGATTAAGACCTCCGGTTCTTGTGACCTAAGCACGCGCATTATAACACGCAGAGTTCATAATGTCAACCCCCCCGGCAGAAATTTCCCAGGATCTAGTCGAGAATGTACACAAAAGCACACAAATCTAGTCGAGACGCATATATAGATACAACAATCTCGACTAGACATCAGGCATTATGCTTGCATCTCGTCGAGATTCATGCTACAATCATCTAGTACTCACACAGGATCTCGACGAGCTATGTACGACGACTATGATCTCGACTATACATACACCAACGATGCATCATATGATCTCGACGGGTATGCACTAGATCTCGACGAGGATTATGCACGAGATGGGCAAGATTACGAATCACTTGCATATAGACACTATGCATGATAGAATCTAGTACACATACACACATCTAGACATTATGTTAGCACAGAAACGCCTGCTTACGGTTACACTAGACATCATGTGTTATGATGATCTAGATGTAGAACATATAGACTGGAAAGAGTTATTAGAACTCGAAGGTAATGAGGAAGTTCATTGTAGCATCAAAGAGTACGATCCTTTCTAGTCTTGTACCAGTTTAAAGATTGGATCTCATTCTGAATAGTACAAGACTTATTGATTCTCAATAGTAGAATCTTATTGAGAATGAGGACAGTCGAGGAACTGGCACAGACCCCCTTGCAATATTTCTGAATTCGTCCTACATTACATTCGTTCCTGACAAAACCACATGAACAAGACTGAATGGGATGAATTGTACATCAAACTGTACAGTGCCTACGATTATGCTGGACTTCGTAATGAGTACGTTCGCAGGAATATTGGAGAACTGCTAGATTACATGGTTCAGTATAAAGAACGTTTCGACCTTGTGCCAGTTGGGCAAGTGTCCACTACCCGTTGACTTTTGACCCGATCCGTTCTACATTACATTCGTTCCTGAGAAAACCTCAAATGTCCGTGACTTTCCAAGCAAACTACAAAGAAGTCTTCGCAACGGAAACTGTTGAGAAGATCGAACAATTGGTAGAAGACAACTATGCTCTGGATGATATCCTGGAATTCGTTGATCAGAACTCCGAAGCAGATCTTGTTGCCTACTATGAGCAATATTGCACTGTAGGTGAGAACATTGGTTACGATGTAGTTGATGCATTCGTCAAGTATCACGGCATGAGTTATGTTGAGAACGTGGAAGATGCGTTCCGTGGTGTATACTATGATGAGGAAACGTTTGCCGAAGAATATTACACTGAAATCTATGGTGAAGTTCCTGCCTTCCTAGTTATTGATTGGGAGCAAACCTGGAAGCAGTCACTTTCATATGATTTCGACTTCATCGACGGTTACGTATTCTGCAGCAGTTTCTAACACTTAGTGCAGGGGGTGTGCCAATTCACAAGGTGGCACATACCCCCTAGACTTTGGCACCGATCCGTTCTACATTACATTCGTTCCTGAGAAAACCACATGGAAGATACACTCTGGACTGAGATTGCAGACATGGATGGTGAGATCTTCGATCTGGACATTCCTGAACTTAAGCAAGAAAAGTTCGACTTCAATGAGTACATCAACGCAAACTACGATTACTAATGCCTGAAACTATGACATTCACCGGGGACGGTGTTACCTTCCTCGGTTTGATTGGTGTAATTAGCACCGCAATCATCGTGATCACAGTGTTTCGTTCCTATTACAATTCACCCCTGAGAAAATGACACAAACTGTTTATGTTCGTTTCTCTTATGATGACAAAGTTTCGGAGGAAGTTCCTATTCACGTTGGTCTAGATCTATCAAAGAACTCTAACAGAAAACGGTTACTCAATCATCTGTTAAAGTCTAATCCTAACATCACCGAAGTTTCTTTTCTCAAATGACACTCACCACCCTACGACTTACTGAAGTTCAGTTTGATTTTGATGATTTAGATTTCACCCCAGAGCAACAACAAGAAGTTATAGATTCTGTTCTTGGTGGTACTTTTGATTTTGAGTTTGATGATGACGTTGATGAGGAAACTGTTGCTATGGCATTAGTTGAAGAGGTGACAGATTACACTGGTTGGTGTGTCTGTTCTCTCGATTATGTGACAGTTGCCTAAGTGGCACACTACCCCTTGTGGTTCCCCCGATTCCGTGCCATAATTAACAAGTAAACAACCAATCCTTACGAGGAGATTACAAATGACCAAAACTGAACAATTCATTCAAGCACTTCAATCAGTGCCCCAATCTGTATACAAAGAGTTCACAGATCGTGCCAAAGTTGTTGCACTCCAATACCCTACATCTTTCGGTATTGATTGCTTTGCACGTGGTGAAGGTATCGAATACGGGTTTCTGCAAAGTGTAACTGACTACATCGATTTGCAGGCAAACGATAAAGGTCAGGCAAACGATCCTGATTATGTTTTTGCCGGTAACATTCTGACTGATGCGAAGACACAATGTGGTGGACTGAAGCCACAACTATCTGGTAAGAAGTTGTTTTATGCTAACCAGTGGGATATTCAGAAGAAGGCACAAGGTGCATCTGAGTTTAAGTCCAAGGCAGATTGCTATGTGTTGATTGATCCTCACTATGCACGGATTGCTGTTATCGACAGTGCAGTATTCTACACCAAGAAGTTCACTCAAGGATCCGCACGTATTAGCTTTTCCGTCAAACCTGAAGAAGTGACTATGATTTATGATGGTGCAGATTCTGTGCTTGATATTCAAGTCGAGCACGATTCGAAGGCAATCTATCAGGCAATCTGGGAGAATGCAGCAACTCACGTTTAAGATGTGCCAGTCGGGGAACCGTCCACCAGGTTCCCCATTCCCCCCGATTCCGTGCCATACTAACAGCATGAAAAACACACACCTGCAACACCCCGAAGATTCCATTCTGACCGGTGACCTTTCAGTGTTAGATTGGTTCGTCAATCCTGGTCACCTCAGTGTTAAGATTGATGGTGCTCCTGCTATCGTCTTTGGCACCAATCCTGCGACGGGTAAGTTCTTCGTTGGCACCAAAAGTGTCTTTAACAAAGTTAAAATCAAAATCAATCATTCTCATGAGGAAATTGATCAAAACCACAAAGGTCAGGTTGCGGATATTCTTCATGCTTGCCTTGATTATCTGCCTGTCACAGAGTCTATCTATCAATGTGATTTTATTGGTTTTGGGGGTTCTGATACTTATACTCCCAACACGATCACTTATCACTTTCCGGAGGTAATCGATCAAAAGATTATCATCGCACCTCATACCTGTTATTATGCTGAGAACGATCTACGTGATGCTGTAGCAATGCCTGATCGTGCTATCTGGACTGATACCCCCAACGTTAAGTTTGTGACACCTACAGCATCAATCTTCGCAGGTGCTGAATACTTTGCCGACCTTAAAGAGGTGTGCAAGTTTGCTAAGGTAATGGCACTGGGTGTAGAGTTTGTGACCCCTAAAGTTTCGGCACAAATTCAACAGCAACTGAATGCTTGTATTCGTGAAGGTAAGGAAGTCAATCCTGATGACTTTGAGAATCCCAACCTGATCAGTTTCTGGAAGTTGGTGAAGTCGATCAAAGAGGATGCAGTATACCTCTGCCGCAATGATGGCCCTGCTGCTTACATCAATTACAACCGAATCGATGCCGAAGGTTATGTGATGAGCAATGAGTTCGGTATGTTCAAACTGGTCAATCGTGAGGTCTTTTCTTATGCTAACTTTAACTCCGGCAGGTTCCAGGCAGCATAAGCAATGCTTATCGGTCAGGGGGTTGACTTTGCCCCCCAAACCTGCCATACTTAACAAGTCAACCAAACGGAGCACCTCATGCGTAAG